CATGATGAAGAAAAAAAGCAAAAGAAAAATAAAAAACAAAAAAACCATCCCACTAAATATAAAATCTTTAGGCAACAAGATTGAATCTTACCCATTCGTAGAAATAACGTGGCTTGATATCGAAGGTGATGCGGGTTGGTCCAACACAAAAGATTTAAACAAAGAAAAATTACCGACATGTGTATCTAAAGGATATCTGTTAAGTCAAAGCAAAGGTATCACTAGAATATTTAGTGATTATATCTTGTCTAAAGATAACCCTACATTTGAAAACATAGGTAGCACTACAATCATTCCAACTTCTGTAATTCAATCTATTAAGAAAATTAATTAAGCTAAAGGTAATTTAGGTTTGATCTCGTTAGGATCTTGATCTGTCTCTTCTTTTACTTCTAAGATTCTAGAGTTATCATCTACGATATTAGCAATTCTATTGTCTAATTCTTCTTCTGTTAAGTCTTCAACCTTACCTGTTCTGATAATCTTTTGTTCTATGTAAAGACCACCAACTTGACCTCTAGCTTTTTCTGCCACAGTGGCAGCAGAATATGATCTGTCTTTTAATGCTTGATCTCTAATTTTACCGAGCTCAGTTAAATGTCCACCGTAATTGATACCGTATTTTTTATTACGTTCTTCTTTTAATTCTCCAATGTACTTAACAACGTGAGGAAATAATTTTGGATTTTGCAGTCTACTAGCTTCGACTCTTGCTCCCAGTGTATTCTCTGTTTCAGTATTACCACCAGAATAGCCAGCTTCTAATGCACATTCATAGGCGTATTTACGGCCTTCAAAGTACACCAATAACTCTGCGAATTTCATTTGCATGGGAGTAAGCCTTGCTGGTAGCCCTGGCTTCTTTTTCTCTTTTACGTTCATAATTGACAATATAAGTATATTGTCTTATAAAGTCAAACATGAAAGACGAAGATAAAACCTACGAAAATGAGGTTACACATTCTATAAAAGAAGACAGAGGTCAAGGTGATCTTACTCTACTCATTGAAATGTTAACTAAACAAAAACAATTTTTACAAAATAAATGTAGACAAGCTGGTTCTGAGATTAATGAGTTGAAAAGAGATAATACATTACTGTCTTATGATGTTGCTACATTAACCAACAGAATACAGGAGTTAGAAAAGAATGTTAAAAGGTAGAGATTTAATGCCAATCCTAGAAAGATTTCTAGGACCAAAGATGAAAGCAAGTGTAGCTCAAGATGCTCGTGTACAAGTACGAACACCAGACGGAAGATATTTTGATGTTCAATCAATTAATTTAGTTGAAAATAAAATTTTAGGTGCTAGAGAGACACATCGTTTAGTGATAAATACACACCAAGAACTGGCTCCAATGGGTAAACCAAAGCTAATTTTGTAAGCAGCTGTTAGCATCATTACTTGATGAAACCTGAAACAAAATTATGGCATGATCTTAAAAATATTACACCGACTATTTCGTGGACTAGACTTGAAAATACTAGCGTATTGGGTACTCCCGATCTATTGGGGTATAATACTTCTGGCAAGTTTTTCACTGTTGAACTAAAGCTAACATCTGCTAACAAAATTAATCTTTCACCTCATCAAATCAGCTTCCATTTAAGGCATCCACAGAATAGTTTTATCATTGCCAGGCACAGGACTCATGGTGCCTGCAAAATGTTTCCAGGTACTAGTATCCTGCAGCTTGTTGCTTGTGGCTTTAAACTTGATGAGGCTTGTTGCTTGTCGCTTGAAGCTTGTGGCTTGTATCTTGATTGCTTGTAGCTTGAGGCTTCCTAAATATAGGCGCCTGCGACTTGCGACTTGTTGCTTGTGGCTTGTCGCTTTTATCGTATCTCCATTTCCATTTATGTCTTTGAAAAAACCACATTAGAACCTTTCTAAACTGGCGAGCTTAGTGCTTGCCATAACTTACGTTAGTTATATCTTTATTCCAACAAGCTCGACAGTCAAGACATTTCCCACCCTGAGAAGGTGCCAGGCAGCTGGCGCTTCCATCAGTCACCACCGTTGAGCTATGGGACCAGGCGTTGCCTGCTGTCCCGTCAACCTTCGCAGCGCTTAGTCTTATAATTAAATTTTTTGGCACGTCTGCAGGATCTGGCAGGTATTGCCTTTCTTGAGTCGGTAACCAGTGCTGCGTGTCAGGGGTGAGCTTGCATACTTCTATAATTTTTTGCATATGCTCTGAGCTCTGCAGGTCGCCGGCGTCATGCCATCTAAACCATTTTTGCCGCTTGATTTGTACCGCCATGGCCTGGACCCAGTCAGGATGGGTTATAGCGTCCAGCCGCCTGTATTGTGCTTCTTTTATTGCAGGGTAACGGACATAGTTATTTTTTAAAGCATAGCAGCCGTAACACGGTGAGGTCTTAACCTTCCTGAGCTTGCTGCCTGTTTGACAAGCCCACGCCGGCAAGCTGTAACTAAGGCCAGGCATCTTAGAGGTTCTTGTTAACGACTCAGTTATTTTTTTAGCGTCTTTTACTTTCATTGGTCGACCCGCTGGCCAGCCTGTAGGGTGACAACTTTGTTTTTGTTTTGCGCATTTCATATTTTTATCCTTTCTGTTTTACTATCTTATAAAGTCTTATAATTAAATTGTCAAGTACCCCCAGCAGCTGCTTGTTGCTTGTTGCTTCCTGACTTGTTGCTTGTTGCTTGTAGCTTATTTTTTTTCTTAATTTTAAACACAACCTACAGTAGCATTTCGGGTGGTACTGATAAAAAGGCGCCAGCGAGCTGCTGGCGCCTTGCTTGTTAATTTTATTCACTAAAACCCGCCACGCTCTAAGGCTGCAAGCATCTGGTCCTGGTCCTTAGCGCCTGGCTGTCCCGTTACATTGTGCCAGGTTCCATCTCTATTGACTTTTAAAATGTCAGTAGCGTAGACGCTGCCGGCTTCAGAGAACATGCCAACTTCTTCACCATTTGAATAAATCAAAATAGTTTTTTTTAGGCCTTTCCCCTGTTTGGGACTTTCCAACAGCTTACCGCTGATGGGTGTACCGAGCTGCTTGCTTAGGATCTTATCTCCTTTTTTTAGATCTTTATATTCCATGTTTTATCCTTTCGTTTTTTATTTTTTTAACAAAATCTTTACGCTCATTTAATGGCGCATCCTTAATAAAGATCTTTTCTAATTCCTTTAAGACCTTAGGATCATTAAGTTTGTTAAAATTAATGGCTTTAGTAAAGCCAAATGGGTCTTTATTTATTTTCATGTTTTATCCTTTCGTTAATTACTAATCTTATAAAGTCTTATAGTTAACATGTCAAGCGTTAACAGGTGAGCTCGCTGCTGGCTTGTTGCTTGTTGCTTTTTTGAATAAAAAAAAATAAAGAGACAGCGAGCTGCTGGCTGCCTGCTTGTTGCTTGTTGCTTTTTATAATAAAAAAAAATAAAGACTCAAGCGAGCTTGCTGGGGTCCTGGTACTAATTATTTTTAGAAGCTGTAAATAATGACTCAGCAAGCTCACCTGGACCCTTAGTAATTCTTTTTGAATATTCGTGATGTCAGTAGAGCTCCACCAGGACCTGGTAGTAATTCTTTTTGCTTGTGGCTTGTTGCTTGTATAAATCATAAAAAATTGGCAAATTTAGAATTGTTCTAATGTATGTTTTTTCGGTTAGGCTAGTTGATAAGACTAGCCTAAAAACGAAAGCCCGAGATTTTATCGGAATTCTCTTTAATGACATAAATCTCGGAAAGTCCTATATAATAAGCTTGACTATAATTACAAGTGTCATTATAAATTTAATCTTAACGAAAGGAAATAAATATGAGTAGAATAAGACTAAACAATGAAAAACGAGATAAACTTTTTAAAGTTGCTCGTAATTTCAGAATGAATGATACTACTGATGTTAAACTTGAAAAAATGCGTCAAGCCAAAGAGAATTGCGATAATGACTTGCCAAAGTTTTTTCAGATTGCAAAAGATATCGTTCAAAGGGCATATCCAGTTGAGCATTGTGATACATTAAATTATTTCAAGGGGTTGTATGGTTCCCCTTGTGATGTTGTTGCAAAAGATAGTTGTTATTATTTTGCATATACTGACCAAGATAATGTTGATGACAATGGGCAACCCATAGAGAATAAAAAACATTTTGACTTTAAATTAAATGGTTCTCTAAATGGTAGTGAGTATAATCGTGATAATGATTTTGCTTATGCCTATTATCGTGATGAGTTGATTGCGAATGATTGCAACCCAGATATCAAGATTGAGCAAGAGGATAATCAAAACAACCCACATTTAACAAAGCATGTTGATAAGTGTGATAAGTTTTTGGGGTTCTCTAATCATAATGATAATGATATTTCACTTGCTAGAGATTGGCAAAATAAATATCAAGTTGATGTCATTGGTACTTCTTATTGTCGTTCTCGTTCTATTGCTTGTAATTACGAGGAATTTCAATCAATGGAAAAAATGCTCGTTTGTAAATCAGAACTTGTTAGAACTCACAATGATTTTATCAAGGGTGTAATTGCTGATATGAATGATGTTAAGGGTGTTTTAAAAGAAATGAAATATCTTGAGGGGGGTGTTGAATTCGTGAACGAGTTTGCACAATCTAACATTGTTGATGAGGCACAAATTATCAGAAGTGAGGGCATGGGGTTGACTATTTATAACCCAGAGAATGCACTTCAAAGGATAATGGAAAGAAGAAAGACACAACCTACACGAGAAGAAAAAATCGCTATGGCTATGCAAATGCAACAAGAACAAGCCTTAAATTAAGGCTATTGACAATCTGGGATATTTTAATAATATCCCAGATAACGAAAGGATAAAAAAATGGATAAACTAAAACACGATACATTAAACATTGGGGATAGGTTTAAAATTTCTTTTACACCTAAAACAATGAATGATGATATTTTGGAAGATTGGCAAATGCAACCGACTTTCCGAAATGCAATTTGGACAGAAGATTGTCTAATTGATAAGCATAAGACTAAAGGTCATAACTACATTAAATATTTTGATTTAATGAGAGATGACATAAGAACAGCCTCAACCGAGTATGGTAGAGCATTTATAACTTTAAATGGCAAAAGTTATATTTTAAATAAACACGATAACTTAAACGAAAGTGAGAATGATGATAGATAAAGTAAATGTAGATAAAGACTTAATGTTTTTTAATAAAGATAAAGGCAAAAAAGTCTATGAAATTAAAACAGAAATTCAGCGATATTTAACTTTTCAAGTTGTTGCTGATAATTCAGATGAGGCTTTTGAGAAGTATCTTGACCATGCAAAAGTTGATGTTGTTGATGATAGCTTTTCAACAGAAATAGTTTTATCTGGTCAAGATGAATACGACCAATATCACGACACAGTTTGTATTGGTACTATTAAAGTTGATGATGATGATGAGGC